CAATTTACACTTGTAGTACCACTACCATTAGATAGAGTAATAGTCTTTGCAGAAGAAGTAACAGAATCTACACCAGAAGTTGCACTTGCATGTAAGTTAAAGTCTGCTGGAACATTACTCCAAGATGTACTTGCAGCACTATGATTATAACTATAAAATTCACTCATAGAGTGAGGAGCAGAGCCGTCTGGACGATCTGCACTTGCATTTGCAGTATTGATTGTTGCAACTGTTCCGTCAGATAAATCTTCTAACGAACTATTAGCAGTTGTTCCACTCCTACCAAATTCTCCATTAATATCACTAATGCTAATTTGCCCTGATGAAGTCAAAGTCATTATGCATCTCTAATTGCTTTTAGATCAACTAATTCAGCATCTACTTCAACTACTTTTGCTTCAAGACTTGCTTTTCTTGCTTCTGCATCTTCAATAGCTTCGCCCACTTCTCTTGATTCCATATAATCTAACACTTCAACATCATTGCCAGATGCGTCTTTCATAGTTCTCATATACTTAATTTCAACCATTTTAACTTCTGACGATTCTACTGCTTTTTCTGAAATTACTTTAGCCATTTTATTCTCCTAATTTAGATTTGAGTCCATTTACTTCTTCTTTTAATTCCTTTATTGACTCAATTAATAAAGGTACTAATTTTTCATATTTTACTGCCTTATAGCCACTATCTCTTGTAGTAACTACTTCTGGTAATACTTCTTCTACTTCTTGTGCTATAACACCTACATCGTGTCCTTGATATGTATCTTGTTTATCGTTCCAATCAAATTCATACCCAGATAACTTAGAAACTTTTTCTAAAGAATTTTCAATGGGTTTTAAGTTGTCTTTTAATCTTTTATCTGATGAAGCAAAAGCAATAACATCTGCTGACACACTCAAATTACCAGATGAGTCTATTTTCATCTTTTCTGAACTACCTATAGTTGCACTTCTTCCAAATGCTAATTCTCCACCTGCATCATTGTATATGTGCCAGTAAGATGCTGAATCAGCAGGTGTAAATATTACACCATAATCACTTCCAGTATTAAATCCACCTACTCTAAAATTACCATCTCTTAAATCTAATTTTTCTCCAGGAGAATTGGTTGAGATACCAACTTTGTCTGCACTACCATCTACAAAGAATAGATGAGTATCAGTATCTCCCTCTACTCTTAGATCTAATGCAAATCCACCATCATTGAAAACTGCTTCTGAATTTCCCTCGTGGAGTCTAAACATATTTTTACCACCAACTTGAAATTGTAGATTGTCTGCACTTTCTTCGTGTATGTAAGTATGTCCACCACCATCAAAATAAAGTTTTTTAGTAGCAGCTAATCTTGTATCTTTTAATAAATCTATTGACTCTGCACCACCATCAATAACAAAATAATTAGCAGTTCCTCCACTACCATCGTCATTTCTAAAAATAATATCAGCATCATCTACATAGTTAGTAACATAAAGACTTCCATTATGATTTTCTATATTGTTATTGCTTGAAGAACTATTGTGATAAATTTTTAAATCATTACCAGTTCCTAAATGCAGTTGAACATTATCATCAAGTCTTAAAGTTTTCTGAACAGTAGTATAACCAGCACTACCATCTAATGTTATATAAGGTGTAATACCACCACCACCATCATCACATCTTAAAATAATGTCTTTATCATCTGCAAATTGATTTAAATAATAATCTCCAGTATAGTTTGATACAAAAGAGTCATTACCATCGTGTCCTAATTGTAAGTCATCTCCAGCACCAAGTCTTGCTCTTACATTATCGCCAAAATCCATATTCTTAGATATATTTATAGTTTCAGCACTACCATCTAATGTTAGGTAAGTAGCAATACCACCACTTCCATCGTCACATCTTAATAATATATCTTTATCAGCAGTATCTTGTCTTATGACTAAATCTCCAGTTCCTTCTGCTTGTATAATACTATTAGAACCATCGTGCCTAATTCTTAAATCATTTGAATCTCCAAATCTTGCATTTATAGTATCTGCAAAATCCATATTTTTTGCTACATTGATTGTTGTAGCACTACCATCTAAGGTTAGGTAAGGTGTAGTGCCACCACTTCCATCATCTGATTCTAAGATTAAATCTGAATCGTCTGCATCAACTCTTATATGTAAATTACCTGTTGCATTTCTAATTAAAGAGTTACTACCATCGTGATAAAAATATAAATCTCCTGATGCACCAATACTTAAATACTGATTATCATTTGGTAATTTAACTCTACCTATTTCACTTCCATCAATAATAATAGAATTTAGGTTTGTACCACCATCATTAACTCTAAAGTAAATATCTCTATCACTAACAGTAGAGTGTATGTAATTAATATTACCAGTATGAACTATTTGTAAATCTCCACTTGCTCCAAATCTTGCTCTAACATCATCATTGAAATCCATATGTTGTGCTATATTAATAAGAGTTCCACTACCATCTAATGTTAAGTATGCTGTAGTTCCTCCTGAACCATCGTCTGATTTAAATATAATATCTCCATCATCTGTATTGTTGATAATGTTTAATTGTCCAGTATAGTTTTCTACAAATGAGTCTGTACCATTGTGATTCAGTTGCAAATCAGAACCAGCACCTATTTTTAATGGGTGTGAATCTTGTGGAAACTCAATTCCACTTCCTGCTTCTGTAAGTTTCATTAGAATATCATTACCAACAACAAATTCTAATATGTCATCTGCTTGTTCGTGTATATAAGTATGTCCTACACCATCAAAATAATGTTTAGTCCCAGTAAGTTGTGCGAAATGTCCATCACTGGTTAATCTAAATTGTTCTCCAGATGTGTCTGATGCAAAGAATCTCAAATGCCCATAAAAATTATCAATAGTATATGTATTGGTATGACTATTACCTGGAAGTAATCTTATCTCTCCACCCTCATTAGCATCATCTTGATCTATAGTCAAAGCTCCATTGGCAATACCTAAAGTGCTTCCATCAAAAGTAAGATTGGCTTCTGCGTTCATAGCATCTGTACCAGTAGCAGTAACTATTCTATTATTACTACCATTAGACATAAAGTCAGATACATCAACAGATAGAGTGACATCTCCAGATGAGCCACCCCCATCTAAACCAGTACCAGCAGTTACTGCAGTTATATCTCCAGTAGCTCCTGATCCAGTTAAGTCTACAATAGTTCCATTGTCATTGATGTATAATTTGTTTGCACCTCTATCAAATGCTAACTCTTTATCAACAATATCACTAGTAGTAGGTGTACCACTACCTGCTTTAATCTTAATAGTATTTGCCATTGACTTCTCCTATATTAGTAAGTTCCACCGTCTACGGTAGCACCGTCTAATGAAGTACCAGTAATAGCTCCAAAAACAACATCTCCTGCACTACCACTAAATACCTCACTTGAATTTGAAGCATCTGCAATAAATGTAAATTTACCTGCACTATCATCAAACCCAAAGAATCCTACTTTAGCTGCACTTCCAGTATGGTATCTGAACTCAATAC